CCAGAACCAGAATCAGAACCAGAACCAGAACCAGAACCAGAATCAGAACCAGAACCAGAACCAGAACCAGAATCAGAGCCAGAACCAGAACCAGAACCAGAATCAGAACCAGAACCAGAACCAGAACCTGAAGGAGAACCAGAACCAGAACCAGAACCAGAACCAGAACCAGAACCTGAAATACCTCATAATTCAGGTGTGTTTTCAATTCGTGCTTTAGATAGTCAAATACAAGCAGTACAAGGTTTTGTTAATCAAGATGCATTTAATGATATAACTGATGCAGATGCAGATGCAATAATTTATATAAATACAATAGTATTAAGAAATGTATTTAGATTTAAGACAAATGGTTTTGTTGGAGATACATTAGATAATGATACAAAATATTTTGTAGATATAGTTGATGTATTTTCTGAAAATAGTGGAACACCAGATTATACAAAGGTATTGAATTTATTAAATGCAAAAATAACATCTACTAGAAACTTAAATGATATAGTTGTTAATGATGCATCTGGACAAAATTTGGTACGTGTAGATTACTTAAAATACTTGGCTTATAAATTAACAGGAACAGTAAAAGGTGTAGATTTGTTTAATAACGAAAATGTAATTTTATCAAATCTAGGAAAATCCGGTTTTGAATTACATTATGAAAACATAATAAATGTATTTAATAATTCAGGAACACGCGCAAATCCGTTAACAGATAGTACTGCAAGTGTAACCAATTTATCAAGACATATTATAAATCAAATGATGTTAAATCCAATTCATAGAAACAGATTTGAAATAGGTACACAACTAACTGTAAATGGTGTGAATAGTTCAAATCACAGTTTCCAAGATACATATGATGACCAACCAGTTCCAATTATAGATGGTGATCAATTCATATTTGAGTTAACAATTAAATCGCATCCAAATCAACATTTAGTCACTAATGTAGCACCAATTCCAGACCGTAAATACAAAATAACAATACAAGCAACAAGTGAAAGTGAGAATTTATCAAACATATATCCTCCGTTATATGCACCAGATGGTAGTGAAATATTAGATAATATAGCAAATTCGTACTTCATGACAAGAAATATAAATAATGTAAATCAAAATTAAATAATTTAAAATGATTTAAAATAATAAATTACATATTTAATCTAATTTATTAAATATGTACAATATTGTAAAAAAAGATCAATATACAAAAAGTGAGTTGGAAAATATAAAAAATAGAGAACATATTATGTCTATGAATGTAGATAGTTTATTTCGCGACAACTATACAACAACAACATCATCTGATTATACTTTTAAAATGCCAACTGTAATAAGAGATGTAATGAGTATGAGATTAGTTGCTATTGAATTACCAAATACATGGTATACTTTTAATGAAGGAGTAAATAATATTTTTACTATACAAACATATAATCCAAGAATAGATATAACAGATACTGCAACAGGACAAATAAATTTTCAATTTAAAGAAGAATCAAAACGATATAATACTTTTGAAATACATATTGCGGAGGGTAATTACGGTACAGTAGATTTAGAAACATTAATGAATAATTATTTTGTGAATACTCCAAATAACGATGGTAGTCCAGGTGATTTAAGATTTCTTGAATTTGAAATAGATGACTTTTCAAGTAAAACTAGAATAAGATATAAAACAGTTTTAGAATTAGAAGGTGATGCAGTAAGAGATGCAAGTGGTATTTTATATGAACAAGTACCATTTGATTTTAGTTATAGTGTTCTTTTTAACCATCAAAAACCACTTTGCGCAGATAGACCTGAATATGAAACATGTGGTTGGACATTGGGTTTTAGAAAATTAATTTATGAAAACATAACAAATACAAATGTAAAAACAAAGTGGTCTGATTTATTTAATGGAGTATTAGAATCAGAGGGTATTTTTGGAGCAAATAAATTAAATTATATTTATTTATCTATAGATGATTTTGTTGGAAATAGTAAAGAAAATGTTATAACTGGATATAATAATCGTTCTTATTTAATAAAAAATATATTGGGTCGTATAACAATTAAATACGGTTCTTTTTATATTAACTTGGATGCAGGAGATAATATTTTTCGGCAACGTGATTATTATGGACCTGTTAATATAGAAAAATTACATATAAAGTTGTTTGATAAATATGGTTCATTATTAAATTTACATGGGAGTGATTTTTCATTTATTTTAGAATTTGTCCAAGTCCGTTAATTTACATTAGATAATATTATTAAGTTACATCACTATAATCAACAACTTCTGTTGATGTAGTTGTATTTATTGTATCTGTTAATAATGATGCTCGTATATCAGATAATAATTGTGTTTCAAAAACACCAGTTTCAGGGTATCCATATTTTGCAATATAAATTTCATATTCAGGTTTAAGTAAAGCAGCAGAAGAAGATACTTCCAAACTAGGAAACAATGTATATCTTTTGTTTTGTTGATATAAATAATCTATTAATTTTGTTCTATCATTTAATATTTCACGTAATTCATTATATTCATTATTAATTAAGGTTGTATTATCTTCTGCTGTAGATACATCTTCATCTAATTGCATCATAACACGAATAGCAGAAATTATACCTACAATTAAATCACCTACTTCACGTGCTTGTGCTATTAAACTAGTATTTGCACGAATTTTTTTTTGCACTTCCTGATTCACAAAAGATATTGTCCGCTCTAAACTATCACCTAATGCACGTAATTCACTTATTTGACCACGTCTAAAAAATTTAAATATACTTGTCATATAGCGTTTAAATAAATCAATCATAAATATAATGCGTTGAATAATAATAGCGTTTGCTGTTCTTACTAATTTTACATTTTGACCTTCTTGTGCAGGTGTTTGATCATTCATATATATATTTTAAACTTTTATTTTTTTTTAGAAAAAAAGTATTAAACAGTTAAACTAATTTAATATAATGATTCTAATATTATGTCTAACTTTATTGAATCTTTGTTTTTCTTATAAAAGTATAAAATTTAATAAGACGAACAATATTGTTATTAGAGAACCGATTAATACGGAAACAACTAGTAAATTTATTTATGATTTAAATTTAATAGAAAAAAAAAATGATACATATGTGTATTTAAATACACCAGGTGGTTCTGTATTTGATGGATTAAAAATTATTGAAGAAATAAGAAAATATAATATGTCATGCATTGTTGAAAATGCATATAGCATGGGATTTATTATTTTTCAATCATGTAAAAATAGATACATATTACCAAATGGTAAATTAATGCAACATCAGATGACATTTGGACTTTATGATGAAAAAAAGAAAATAGAAAATTATATTCAATTTATTGATACGGTTGAAGAAGATTTATTAACTCTTCAAGCAAATCGTTTAAATATATCAAAAGAACTTTTTCAGAAAAATATAGATAATGAATGGTGGTTATTTGGAAATGAAAGCATAAAAAATAATTGTGCTGATGAAATAGTAGATATTGAATGTAGTAGAAGCTTAACAAGAGATACAACAATAATTGAAAAAAATAATTATAAATATATATATTCTAGATGTCCTCTTGTAACCAACCCTATCAAAAAGGAAAAATTAAAAAAACAGGAGATTGAATTTACTTTTTTTTAATACTGATATAGAGTATCACATGTGAAAGAAAATGACCAATCACATCCATTTAAATTTAAAACATTGCCTTTATCATCCAATAATCTTATTGCTAATCTAGATATATTAACTGGACCAAAATAACTTCTTTCATTAATAGGCATACCACCACCATTTTCTATAAATACATCACCAAATGTAAAACCACTGTGTTTTAAAGGTATTAAACCTAAGTAATCAGTTGTTGGTGGAGCGCTAGTTTTTTCAAAACTTTGATTATTAAATAAGTTTGTATTAATTGCATTAAAAGCATACAATTGATTCTGTGTTATTGTCCTTTTATCATCAGGTTGTAATTGAAACAACCCATCATCTTGTATAACATAACTTAAATCACGATTAAAATAAGATGGTCTTTTTAATTTAACATCATGATTGTCTGTTGAATTAACAATTGTATTATTTAAATGATTTTGATTAAAATCATCTACTTCTAAAAATAAATATTTGGCTCCATATAAATCAGGAACTGCTTCAGAAATAATAAATTGACCGGCTATTATTGTATAACTTTGTTTTCTAAATCCTAATATCCATCCTAGATTATGATTAATTTTTCCAGAGTTTCCTAGTATATTTTTATTATAAAAGTGTATTGTACCTCCTGATGTAGAAGTTATTTTAATTTTATAAGTATTTGGGTCTTGTTCAAAATGTAAATCGCTTATAGTTAGATTTAATTTACTTTCTAGACTAGACCAATCTTTATAATAACCAGAATTGATAATATATTTTGTATCATTGTATTCTATATAATCAGTACCGTAAGCGGAATCAATATTATACCATGTGAAAGGTATTTGGATACTATATAATTTCATATTTAATACATTAGTTAATGGATGAGTTAAATCAATTGTAAAGTTGGTAGTATTTAAGAGAAAGTTATTTTCTATTGAATTTTGACGAAATTGGCTGTCCACATTAATTATTTTTGTAATAATATTTTTTAAATTTGGATTAAGTATTCCTTTTTTAAGAGGAATATTAATATTTTCTTTTATATTTGTTTCTTGTCTTTCGGTTAAATTTCTATTATTATTTACTAAATCATTATTTGTTTTAAATTCTCTTTTTATGTTTTCGTCATCAGAACTATCACTATCACTTGTTACATATTCTATTAGTAATCTTTTTTGAAGATTTAAAAAAAAAGAAGCATATTCATTTTTCCCTTCATTTTTAAATTTATCTATATAAAAATCGGTCTTCATTATAATATTTTCATTGCTAGGGTCATTCAGTTCTAATATTTCAATTAATTCATCATTTGTATAATTATCTATATTTAAATCCATTATATATATGCACGGTAATTTTTATTTTGTTTCTTTTTCAATAAACATATTTTCAATAAAACTTAACAAATTAACAACCTTTTCAGTCTTTCGTAAAAAGTTGTTAGAAATTATTTGAATACCATGACCTCTTTTCATATGTTTTTTTCCTTTAAAACAAATATGTTCAAAGAATTGTATTATTTGTTTTTCTATATTATTTAAATTCTTTCTATCTATTCTTTTACTTCCTAAATATGAATATCTATTGTAAGGAAGATGGTCATATACTTTTATTTTTTGGTTGTTATAGTTTTTATTTATGATTTTACTAATACCCATTATTTTGTTTTTTGAATTATTCATTTCTAATACGTATAATACTGAATTAATTTGTATATTAGAATTTATTTTAACAGGTGTATTAATAACACTTTCACATTTATTAAGATTATTATTTTTTAAAAAATTAATATATTCATTAAACGTATCATCATTAAATCGTGTTACGGCAATATATTTCATTTTATTTTATTTTATTTTTCTCTCTTTTTTTTTATTTTTCAATTTTTTTAGAAAAATTCATAATTTTTTATATGTCTTTCAATAAATTCATTAATATTTTTTTTTTGTAAAAATAAAAAGTTGAGAGAAAAATTAAATTCATGCATTTTTAATATATTTGGAATTAATTCAAATATATTTTTTTCTAAGCATTTCATTCTATATCTTGTACATTCAAACAAAAGTATTATAATTTTATTGTTAAAAAAGTTATGAAGTATTTCTAATTCTTCATGTTTTAAATCACATATCACATAGTTATCCCGACTACTTATACCATATTTCCCGTCCTTGTCATAGTAGGAGAATCCATACATTTTATGAGAAAGAATTAATTTTGGTATTCCATAATATGCTAATGGTTTATTAGAATATTGATATACTAAGTAAGGTTTATTTTTATTTAACAAACATGTTTTAACATTATGATAAATATGTTCTTTATCTTTTACATCTACTATATTTGCCTTTTTTGATGGTGTATTTGTTTTATCTACAAAATTAATCAAAGAACCGTATTTATTTGTATAAGGTTGTAATAATTGTATTAAACTTGCACCAAACATTGGTATTGGTTCATTTAACTTGAAACGATAATATATATAATTATTTTCTATTTGATCATAAATACTAATACTTTTTTCATCATGGTTATTTTTTTTATTTTGTAAGAGAAAAATAGATGTAGGTGTTTGACATTCTTTATTAAAAATTTTATTTGATTCAGTGTTATTATAGCATATTAATTTTAATATTGTATACGAATTCATATAATAATACATATTTGCTTTATCAATACGCATCCATAGTGAAGGAACTATAAAACATAAATATTTATTTGCATTTAATAAATCTACTGCATGTTTAATAAATAAATGCCAGCATGTAGTTCCGTCGTTATTTTTTTTTAATTTATTATTTGTTGGTACTTTTTTTGTACCAATTACATAAGGTGGATTGCCAATTATAAAATCAAATTTTAAATCAGGATTCCATTGTAAAAAATCTAAAGAGGTTGCATTACAATTACTTCCAAATAATTTTTTAACATGATCAATCATATTATCATTTACATCTATCATATATAGCATATTTTCAACAATATGATTATGAGTTTCAATATCATCAATAAAAAAAGGTCGTATACTTTTAAAAAGTTTTTGATATATAATAATACTAAAATGTCCATAACCACAACCTGGGTCTAACCATTTATAATCTTTATTATAAAACATTTCATTTGGTATCAAATCAATCATTTGTTTTACTATAGTATAAGGTGTACTAACATGACTATGAATAAATTTATTGTTGATTTTAATGTATTCAAATTCTTTAATATTTAATAAATGTTGTATTAAATTTTGGATAGAATTTTGCATTAAATCTTGCATTAAATATAAAGTAATAAAAAAAATATGTAAAGTGAATGTATATATTTTTATATAAATATGTTTATGTTTTTTGAAAACTCCAAATCTTCAACATTTTATGAAGAAAAAGAAAAAACAAAAATAAATGTAATTACTCAATTTTACGTACCAAAGGATGATAAAAGATATCATGAATTATGCTTTTGTTTAAAGCAAAATGTTTTGAATCAAGATATAGATAAAATATATTTATTAAATGAAAAAATATATACTCATGAAGAGTTAAAAGTAAATTCAGATAAAATTGTTCAAGAAAATATAGAGAAAAGATTAAAATTTTCGGATGTTTTCAATTATGTACAAGAAAATAATATTGAAGGTTATATAGTTATTGTTAATTCTGATATTTTTTTAGATAGAAGCATAAAGAGATTAAAAACATCTGAAATATCAATAAATAATTCATGTTATGCTCTATTAAGATATGAATATAGAAGCGAAAAAATACTAGAAGATTGTAATATATTTGGAAGTAAAGAATTTTATAAAAAACAGTTTAAAATGAATAATCCATATTCATTGTTTATACCAAATGAAATTGAAAATGTTAATTATGAAGGACGTTGTGATAGTATGGATACATGGATATTTCATTCAAACACTATAATAAAAAAAGAAAACGAAATAAAAGCTTTTAATTTTTATTTTGGAACACCAGGTTGTGATAATAAAATAATTTATTTATTAAAAATATTGGGATATGAAGTTTTTAATGATCCAAAATGTATTAAAACATATCATTATCATAGTAATATAGAAAGAAATTATACAGTAAAAGATAGATTAAATAGTCCGTATGGTTTATTAATTCCTTATGGTTTTAATTCAAAAAATATGATGAATTATTTAGGTCTTAATATTAATGAAGTATCAAAAATAACAAATAATTTTAAACAATATAATTTTACAAATAGTAATTATGATTTCAAAAATTATTTAACAAAAAAACTAGAAAATGGGCAAAATTTTATTGTACCGCGTATTGCTGGGGTTGAAAACAACACTGCTTTTTTTTCATTACTAGTAAATAATGGTTCTATTCCATTGCATCAAGCAGAAAGATTTTTAAGATATAGTACTATGAAAAACAATGCAGGAATAAAAATATCTAGTTTTAAATCTTCTTTAAATTATGCAAACTTATACTTGGATGCATTCAAAAATAGTGATTTAATATCAACATGGGAACCTTGGGGGGATGTTTATAAATATATAAAAGATTCCCATGATTTTGTTGTTAATAATTTCAAGAAAAACATAATTTGGGCTTTTGTCTTTGATATATATCATTATTTGTACAACCCATGGACACATGCTTTAAAAGGGAAAAAGATATTAATAATTTCGGCTTTTGTGGAAAGTATAAAAGAAAAAATAGAAATAAGAAAAGAAATATATGGTGTAGATTTGTTTCCAGAATGCAATTTTATATTTTTGAAACCACCGCAAACACAAGGTAATGAGGAAAGTGAAGAATTTACAGTAGAATTAGAGAAATTTCAGAAGAAAATAGATGAAATAAAAGATGATTTTGATGTAGCATTAGTAAGTTGTGGTGGATATGGTAATTTAGTTTGTAATTATATATATAAAATAGATAAATCAGCAATATATGTTGGTGGAGTTTTACAAATGTATTTTGGTATTTACGGTGCAAGATGGTTGCGTGAAAGAAAAGATATATTAAATCTTTACATAAATAAGCATTGGACTAGACCAAAAGAACAAGAAAAACCAAAAAGTTATGAAAAAGTAGAAAATAGTTGTTATTGGTAATAATTTAAAAAGAAAGTAAAAATATAATATAATGAAAAAGATTCGTTTTATAAAATCGTCAGGAACTTTTATAGAAAAAGAAATAAAAAATTATTTTGAACAACCATTGCAGCAATTTATAGAAATGTTTTTACCAGAGGATGAAGAGTATGTAGAGGTAGATGAAAAAGAAGATGCTGATATTTGTTTTTATAGTATTCAATTAGAGGATGAAGATTTATTAAGAAAGAATGAGAAAAATGTATTTTTTAGTATAGAAAATTTTTCAGGTTGGTCTCATTATAAGCATATGCAAAAGTTTGGAAAATATGGTTGTAAAAAGACAGATATTTATATATCAAATGATGAAAGTGAAATAAAATATGTTGGAAATATGAAAGTTATACCAACAGTATTATGTAGAATAAATTATTTTAATAAAATAGAGAAAACAAAAATATTAGAACAAGAAATACCATTTAGTAAGAAGATGTTTTTATTAATAACAAGTAGAAATATGCATAATACAAATAAGATGGA